TCAGTGGGCTTTCGGGGGAATGGCGGTCATGCTCGCTTGCAGGCGCCCGAAGGCAGCGGCGACCTTGTGGGCGACGGCGGCCGGCGTCAGGCCGACGGCGTCGAGCTCCGCGGGAATGGCGGCGGCGATCTTGGTGACGATCTCGGCGACTACGGCCGACTTCACGTCGATCTGTCGGTTGGCGAGATTATCGGCCTCGGCGGCGACCGCTTGCGCCGCCTTGTCCTCGATATATCGCTCGACCTTGGCGAGCACCGCCTGATCGACCGCGAGGCCGGTGAAGCGCTTGACTTCGGCGGCAAGGACCGCGCCGACCGCCGTGACCGCGACGCCGATAAAGGCGATGACATAAGGCTCGGCGTCCGCGACGAGCGCGCTCACCGCGATAAGCGTGCTGGACATATTTCACCTCGCTTAAAGATAAGGTCAGGCGCCGAGCGCCTTCAAATCCGCCGCGTACTGCGAGATCGCATGATTGGCGACGAAGTCGCCGATGCTGACGCCGATGCGCGTCAACCGGCCGCCGTGCAGATAAGGTCGCGTCGGCACGTCGGGCACGATGTCGCTGGCCCTGGCGTATTGCACATGCTCGATCGCCCCACGCAGCCGATGGTTGATCCACGGCAACAGGAAGCCCGCACGGGGCGCCCCGAACGTCACCAGGCGAAACGACGCCCCCGGCCGCTCATAGGCGTGCAGCGCCGCCAGGCAGATCGCCAGCGCGCCGCCGAGCGAGTGGCCGGTGAAAGTGATGAGCTTATCGCGCGGCAGCATCGGCGCCATGCGCACCCACGCCGCCTGCGCGCCAAGGCCGAAACCGGAATGTACGAAGCCGACGCCACGCACGCGCACCGGCCACAACGAGATATCGCGCAACCAGTCGAGCGCATCGGTGGGATGCGTGCCAGGCAGCGCGACGACGACCTCGCCGGCGCGCGGCAGCAGCGCATAGTGAACGTCGGCGTCGACCGTGTTCGACCACGGCCCACGATAGACGGTCGCCGCGATTTCGGCGAGGGCGGAATGCGAGATCATTTTCCGCCGCTCAGCAGATAGGACACGACCACGAACGCCGAGCAAACGACGGCGCCCGCCACGACAATGAAGGCCGCGAAATGCGCGGCGGCGAAGACATCAGGCAGGGCGAAGACGAGGGGCAGCATCACGCCGCCGTCGCCGCGTCGAGCGCGGCCCAAGTTTTCGGGCCGATCAGCCCATCGACATAAAGCCCGTGCTTGGATTGGAACGCCGCGAGCGCGTTGCGCGTCAACGGGCCAGCAAAGCCGTCCACGCTCAACCCCGGCGACACGCCGGTCCTGTCGAGCCGCCATTGCAGATCCGCCACCGAACCATGTGGGAAACCGCTCGCAGTCGGATGCGCGATCGCATCGCCGACCCCGCTGCGCGGCGCGCCGCCGTGAGAGGGCGTCGGCGCGACATCCGGTGGCAACTCGACCTGATGCGGATTCGGCAAACCGTGCAGCAGGCATGGCGGCAACCCCGGCGCGCGTGCGAACTCGTCGCGCGCCGCCTGAACCATGCCAACGAACGTCAGCCAGGTTGGCGAGCCAATCGTCGAGCAATCGACATGGCCGCCGCCCGCCGCGCCGAGATCGTGATGCTGGCAGAGGCCACGCCCTTGCCCGTCTTTGGCCCACACCGGCGCAATATCGTAGGCGACGCACAGCCAGCCGAAGATCAGCGCCGCTGCGCGCCACCGCGCCTCGGGAATGCCTGCCGCCGTTCTGCCGGGAATTTCGAGCGAAATGCCGCGGCTGTTGAACGCGCACTGCGCCCATGCCTTGAATTGCAGCGGAACGAGCTGCGAAACCTCGCCCCCGTCCTCGCTCATGCAAAGATGCGCCGAGGCCTGCGCCGCGCGCTCGCATAACCACGCGACGGAGCCTGCATAGCCGCCTTCCATCATATGAGCGATCAGCAGATCGTGTTTGATTGGCGTCGGCGAATAGTTCGGCGTCGGCCGCTGGACGACGCGCGGCATGTCTGGGGCCATTCGAGCCTCACATCGGAACGGAGTGGATGAGGAAGCGAGCGCGGCTGCGCTCAGCCTGGCGGCGCGCCCGACAGAATCGTCGCGACGCGCGAGGCGGCGATCAGATTGAGCGAGGCGAGATAACCGACGCCCGCCACGACCTCCGGATTGCCGAGATCGAGCGCCCCGGCCCCGGTCGCCATCATGATGAAGAGCTTGGTTTGCGTGTCGTTCGAGCTGACGATCGCCGCCTGCTCGGCGCTCGAAAACAGCGCCATGAATTGCAGGAATGTCAAACCTGACGTTTGAGGCGCGAACGGGGCCCCGACAGCGGTGAACGCGCCGTTCGCGAACGTCCAACCGGCTTCTGCTGTATCGGAAGCGACGATCAGCGAGCCGTCGCCGGGGTTGAACGTCGCCGGGTCCGCTTCGATGACGTTGACAACGACCCCGTTAAGAACTCGGGCGCAGCGCATCAGAAATGCTCCACGATGACGAGACCGCCTGTGGACCCCACGCCACCAGGACCGGCCATCCCGCCGTTCTGCGCCGAGCCGCCACCGCCACCGCCGCCACCGTAATTGCCGCCCGCGCCTCCCACGCCGGCTGCAACAGGATTGGACGCCCCGCCGGAGCCCGAACCGCCGCCTGAGCACAAGGATACGGAGTTCGCACCGGCCGCACCGTTGACCGCGCCGCCCGCCACACCGCCGCTGGCGGGTTGCTGGGATGCATCGCCGAGGTTGCTTGCGCCGTTGCCGCCATTATTAGCAGCCCCCGCGTTGAAACCGCCACCCGCGCCGCCGCCGGCCGCCGAGTAGCCAACGACAAAGCCGCCGCTGTATCCCGTGCCGGTAGAGGAGGAGCCGGCGCCCCCCCCGCCGCCGAAGTTGTTAGTCGACACACCGCCAGAGGCCACCCCGCCGGCGCTGCCGGTAGGCGAGCCTCCCGGCCCCGGCGTGGCGCCGCTCGCGGAGCCGCCGGCGTTGGTTTGTGATCCGCCGCCGCCGCCAGCGGCCAGAGCCGCGAGTGATCCGCCAGTAGCGCCGCCGCCCCCGGCCGCTCTCATGAGCGTCCCGAAGGTGGTTGTGCCACCTTGGCCGCCCACCCCGCCAGCGGAGGACGACATGGTGGCGGCTGCGCCGGCTGTTCCCCCCGCGCCGATAGTGACGACCTGGGATGCGCCGATTTGCGACGCTGTGAACGTCTGAAAATTGCCACCCGCGCCGCCGCCGCCCGCACCGCCAGAGCACGACGATGCGCTGGCGCACAGCGCACCGCCACCACCACCGCCGCCACCGCCGACAGCATAAACGTCAACCATGACCATTCCGGGCGTCGGCGTGTAAGTGCCGGACGCCGAGAACGCGATGACGTTAGTTGGTTGATGCGACGCGCCGCTGCTGCCGCCGCTGCCTGGGCCGATCGGGACTGCGAATGCGGGGCAGCAAAGCAACGCCACAGCGCTAGCGAGGAGCCATCTGCGTAGCATATCAGTTCGCCTTGTAGTATGAAACATCAACAGTCGGCGAACCGCTCTGGGCCGTGAAAGACAGCGACGAGAGCGGGCCAGAATACGCGAAGCATGTTCCGGCGGATGCGGGGATGCCAAGCGAAGATGTCGCCGCCGTTCTGTCGTCGCGGTATCGCACGCTGGCGCCCTCGATGCAGATCTCGGCGAGCGTGGCCCCGGCGGGAACCGCCAGCGTCGTGTTCGTCCCGACCGCGAGCGCCATCTGCGATGCGCCCGCCGACACATAAAGATAGATCGGCGTTACGCCGGTGGTAACCGTTCCCCCCTGATCCCGATGAGTTTGCGCTTGCGTCGAGCCAACCAGGCTGAGCATCAGCGCGCTGGCAATGAGCGAGCGTTTCAGCATTTCGGAGCTTCCTTGATGTTCGAAAGTGTGCGTCGGCCTCCAGCGCCGGCCGCAGGCTGCCGCAGGGCGTGGCGAAAATGGCGCGCCTCTGGCTAGTCGAGCGTGTAGAAGATTGGGACGCCGTCGGCCGCGAGCACCAGAAGACGACTGTCTGATGCGCACGAGGGATCAGATAGCCAGCATATGAGCGTGCTTCGCGTACTCGATGAACGAGGGCCCGTATCAGGTCGTCGGCGGCGCTACGCTGAGATACATGAGCGAAAGTCGCACCGCTCCGCCAGAAAAATTGCCGCCGGCCGCGGTAAGGATCACGCTCGTGGCGCTGTAAAAGGGATTGGGGCCGATCAACCCGTTGTTGGTTGCTCCCGCGGCGATCGAGAGGCTGGAGCCGAAGGCGCTCGTCGAGCCGGTGTAACCGACCGAGAACGATGTAGCGCCGGTGATCGCAGTCGTGACCCGCATTGCGCAAGCCACCAACAGGACGCCGGCGGGAATGACGCCAGTCGCCGCCACTGTGGCGCCGGAGAGGCTGGAAAGCGCGATCTCGGCGACATTGAGCCGCAGCGCCGAACCGTTGGCGCCGATCGCCGCGCCAGCTTCGCTGAGCTTGGCGGCCGCGAAGCCGCCCGCCGTCGCGCCGTCGCCGACGATGACGCGGTTGTTCGTCGTGTCGACGATGAGTTCGCCCTGCGCAGGCGTGAATGCAGCGATATTGGCGGCGCTGTCGCGACGATGTTTGACCTGGACGCTCATGAAGACCCCAAATGGCGGGAGGAAGCTAAGGCGCTGCGTCGCGCGTCAGCTTGTCACATTGCCGAGGTCGATCTCGGCAATCGGCGAGACAGTGGCGCTGCCCCAGTCGTCTGTCTCTGCCGCGCTCGCCATCACGTTGCCGAAGTCGAGATTGGTCCCGACCAGCAACGCTTGCGTCGCCGGCCCGAGCGCGCCCGAGCCGTTGGGCGTGTAAGGGTAGGCGGCGCAGATCGAGAGATCCTCGACGCCGGCCCCAAACACGTTGAACGACTGGAATTTGAAGTGGAGTGGAACGCCGATCCAGGCGTCGGGCAGATTGTATTGCACCACCGCGGAATCCAAGCGAGCGAACGCCGCCCCGACCGAGTGCGCCGCGCCTGTAGTGCCAGCGAAGCCGCGCTGCAATCCTGTCAGGCCATAGGCGTTGACGCCAGTCAGCGTCGCCGACTCATAGGCGAGCAATTCGCCCTCGACCAGGCTCAACGTCGCACCGGCCTGCGCGCTCGCCGCGCTCGCGCCCGACAGCGTCGCGCCGCTCTCGGCGAGATCGATCGACAGCGTGCCGGTGGCATCCCAACCGCTGGCGCTCGCCAGGTTCGCCGTCAACACGCCCTGGCGCAGCGGCAAAGTGATCGTCCCAATCTGTGAATAGGTCACATTGTCGACGCTCGCCCAAACATAAGCGCCGCCCCAGTTCGGATCGGCGGCGCTGCTGGCGCCGATCCACACCTGCGCGATATTGCCAGTCAGCGCCGGCGGCGGTTCGTAGATCAACGGAGGGTTGATGGAGGTCGCCGCTGCGCCCTGGTTGGGTTGGAATGACACCGCGCCGCTCGACGGATTGGCGCCCGGCGTCGAAACCCCGAGCGCCAACTCTTCGGCGGTGATCGACAGCAGGCCCTTGTCGTCCTCCTCGATCGTCGTAACGCGCACGGGATAGGCGAACAATCCGAGATTGGCGTCGGTGATCGTCACGACGTCCATCGGGTCGATGAGGCAATATTCCCAACTCAGCTTGAAGCTGAAATGCGCGCGCACGTAGAGCCCGCGTTGCAGGATCGTCTGCGCGATGACGGGGGCGATGACGCTTTCGTCGCAGATTTCACTGGCCTGGATCGTCGAGCCGACGCGCGGGCCGTAAAGTTCGATCTGGCTCTGGTCGCGCGCCTCGACCGGCGTCGAGCCATATTGGTTGTCGCGCGACAGGCATTGGATGCGCTGGATTGTCGGCAGGCTGAAGGGGTCGAGTCGCTGCACCTGCACCGGGTCCTTGGCGCCCTTCTCGTCGATAAAATCGAGGTCGCTCAACGCATAGGCCGGCGTCAGATTCGGCAGGTAGGAGACGGGGATGTTGAGCGTCGCGGTGATCGTCGCCGGCGAACCATGATCGTTGATGTGAAACAGATAGGTTCCCGCAGGAGAGATGCCGTATTGGCCCGGCGCGGTCGGCGCGGCAGCGCCGATATAGGTTAGCGCGATGCCGGTGAAGGCGTAGACGACGCCGCCGTCGGAAACGAAATTCGCCGCCGTGGAGACGACAATCGCCGGCGGCGGATAGCTGCCGTCGCTTTCTTGGGCGGGGATCGGAATCGACGAGGCGATGGTCTTGGTCACCGGACCGGACGAGATAGGCAGATCGCCGTAGGGGATGAACCGCAACCGCCCGGCCGACCACACCGCCGCGCAATTGGTGAGTTGCAACCAGCGCGTCAGCGTCGAGGAGCCCTGCTCCGGGCTCGACAGCAGCGGCGAGAAGGCAATGCCCACGGCGTTGCAATAGGTCTGTAGCGAGGCGTCGCCGCCGGCTCCGTAGAGCGTCGTCAGGTCAATCGCGCCGGCGTCGAAGCCGGCGCCATATTGGGCGTTGGTGAGGAAATCGTAAATCACCTGCGCGGGGTCGGCGTCGACGCCGTTGATCCCGGTGCCGGCGAGAATGCCGATGATCTCGAAATTGTGGTTGCCGACGTCGGCGGCGCTGCCAAGCTGATAATTGGCGGCGCAGACATAGGCCGTGCCCTGGTAGGTCAGCGCCTGGTTGGGAGAGGAGGTCGCCAGATAGCTCCACACCGTCTGCGGCGTCGTCCCCTCGAACAGATTGAGCCCGAGATCGGCGAGCGTATAGGTCGATTGGTCGCGCCAGACATGGCCGATGCCGGAGATCGGCCCCTCGCAGAGCGCCATGATGATGTCGGCGGTGTAATTGTAGCCGGTCGTCGGGCCCGAGAACAGGCCGCCCTTGCCGCTCTTGACGTCCTGGGTGCGGAAGTTGGCGTAGAAGACGACATTCGGGGCGAGCTTTTGGCGGCCGTAGCAGATCGGAATCGGCAGCGTCGCTACCGCTGTCTGCAACTGAAGGCCGGTGTAGTCCGGCTTGGTCGCGACCTGGGAATGTCCAAACAACGCCGACATATCAGACGCCCCAATGCGAGAACAGCCTGGCGGCGGCGAGCCGTCCGGCGAGTTGGCCATTGCGCGCGACGGGTTCTTCGAGAACCCGCGCCGCGGGCGCGAATGCGTGCAGGATGGTCAGCGGATCGGGCAAGGTCACGATGCCTCCGTGGGCGTAGCAGCGGCCGACGCGGAAAAGGATGACGTCGCCGGGTTGCGGCGCCTCGACCTCGCGCGCCGAGGCGACAACGAAGCCGAGGTAGCGTTCGTCGCCGCGATGCAGCATCCAGTCGCGCGTGTAGGGGCGCGGATCGAGCGGCGCGACGAGGCCGAGATCGCAGAACACACGCACCAGCAGCATCGCGCAATCGACGCCGACGCCGTGAAGGTCGGCCATGTGATGATAGGGCGTGCCGATCCAGGCACGGGCTGCGGCGACGACGCGCGCGCGGGACTCCGGTTCGGGCAGGTCAATCATTGGCAAGCCTGCGGCGGTTTGAAGTTCGCGCTCAGTAGGCAATTTGCGGCGGCGGCACGAACGGGAAGCCGCGGAAATTGGCCAGATTGTTGAATCGCCCCTGACAGGTGCAGCGCGTATGATCGCAGCCGAAGGCGACGGTGAAGGCATCGCCTGTCGCCGGCGGCGACGGCAGCGGATACATCAGCGCCAGCGTCGCGCCGGCGATCACGCTCTTGACCGTCGCGCGCACGTTGGCGTTGACGCCGCTGGTGAACAGGATCGAGCCCTGCACGTGCCCGGCCGCCGCGACGCTGGTGTTGATGGCGCCCGCCGTCGAGCCGACACCGACCGTCCCGCTCGCCGAATAGGCGCCGCGGATGACGCCGCAGCCGGAATCGTAGAGCGTGTGCACGCAGGTCGGCGAATAGATATTGCGCGGCATGTCGTAGTCGAGGATCACGAGATCGCTGGCGACGGTGATCTGCGCCTGCGTGCGCCCGACGCTGTCGATGGTCGACACCCGGCCGTGGAACATCGTCACGCCGCCGATGACCGCGCCGCCGATTGCGCTGAGAAACACGCGGTCGCGCTGCACGGTGGCGCCGTCGAAGGCGCCCTCGCGAATGGCGTTGAGCACCGGGTTGCCGGAAATCAGGTCGGTCGGCCGTGCGGCGATGATGATCTGCTGCTTGTCGACTTCGAGGCCGACGCTGGCCTTGTATTTGAGGCCCTGCACCAGCGGCCCCGTCGCCGAGAAGGTCGTGCCGTTGTAGGTGACGGGAAGATCGACGTTGGTCCAAGCCAGCGTCGTCGCCGTCGCCAGCGTGAAGGTGAAGCACTCGGCGATGGCGATCTCAGCGTCGGGCGCGGCGCGCGCGGCGTTGAGGGCCGCGACAACGGCGGCGGTGGTCGCTTTCATTGTTGCCTCAGGCTGCGAAACTTCACGCTGTCGGCCTTCCACAGGCTTGCCATGAACTGCTCGAAATCGAGATCGTCGCCGTCGAAGCGGCACAGGAAGGCGAAATAACCCGTCCACGCGAGCGCCACGCCGCTGGCGGGCGCCGTTGCGAAGGTCACCGCGCCGTTGGCGATGGCGTAGGCTGAGGGGTCAGCCAGCGCGCCGGCCGCCGTGATCCACGGGGCGCCGAAATATTGGCTCGCCGCCGTCTTGAAATAAGGCCCCGGCGTCGCGATGAGCGATTGCTCGACCTGCGGAGCGTATACGTCGATCGCGTCTCCGGGGGTCGCTAAATTGATGAGGCTCGCCGCATGGGCCGACAAGGGCGGTCCCGCGATGCTGAATCGCTGCCAGGAGGATGTCAGCGGCATAGTCAGCAATGTTCCGTCATGCGCGGGATCGGACAGTTTCACTGCGCCAGTGCCTGTCCTGCGCCGAGCCCAGACCGAGGAGACATAGTTGGCTCCGCTCGCGGCCACGAATTGATCGATGAAAGAGTTCGCGGCCGTTGCCGTAATCGTCTGCGCGTCGGTACCGCCGAGAGGATCGCTGGCGCCGGCCGCGACACTGACGTTGCTCTTGCTCCACGCCGACTGCGTCATGTCGCCGGAATAGATGAGGAGATTGTTGGGCGCGTAATACGCCGCCGCGCCCTGAACCTGGAATAGCGTCGGCGCGACGGCGGTGAACGGCTGCGCCACCGGCTCGGAAAAGCCGCCGAGCGTCCGAGCGAGTTGGAAGGTCGTCGTTGTCCCGTCGCCGGTCCCGAACGGCTGCCCGCTAACGGCATAGTCGCTGGGATCGTAATAGAGGAACGATCCGTATTGGCCCTGGCATTGCAGGTAAAGCCCCATCAGGCTTTGCAGACTCGACGCGCCAAGGCCGCCGTATTGCCCGCTCGAAGTGCCGTCGAGGCCATCGAAGGTCAGCTCGAACTGCCAGATCGGGTTGGCATAGAGCGCGTCGCGCACCTCGCGCCCAGAGACGTGGCTGGCGACGATGGTCGAGAACGTCGGCTTCTTGTGTACGCTCCAGCCCTGGCCGGCGAGCGGCGGAAAAACGGGGGGGGCGCTCACGCAAAATGCTCGTTGGCGACGGCGCGCGCGCGCGGCTGCTGAACAGGGTTCATCGGTTTCACGGCCTCACCGTCTGCAATTTCACGCTTCCCCAACGCCAGAGCAGCGTCATGAAGTTTTCCAAATCGGCGACGTCCTCGGCGAAGCGGCAGGGCCACAGGACGCCGAAATCGGCGCTGACCGCCGCGCCCGGCGCCGGCGGCGCGGCGAAGGCGACCGCCGGAGAGAAGCCCGCCGTGACGCTCCAGCCCGCGCCCTGCTCGGCGCCGTTGAGATAGACCGCCGAAACGCCGCTGGTCGCCTGCACCGGCTCGCTGTAGTCGCCGAAGCTGCGCTTCAGCGCGAAGGTCGTGGTGACGCCGTCGCCGGTCCCGAGAGGCTGGCCGGCGGCGGTCGCCAGGCCCGGCGGGCTAAGCCAGAACGCGCCGCCCTGCCCGCCCATTTGCCCGTAGAACCCGGCGACGGCCTGCAATTCCGCCTCGGCGCCGGCGCGCAGCAGGTTGTAGTTCAACTCGATGTCGTAGATCGCCAGCGCCCGCAACGGCCGCCGGCTTTCCCGCCCGCTCACGTGGCCGGCGATTCCGGTAGCGAAGCGCGGCCGCACATGCGTCGACCAGCCAAGCGTCGAGAGCGCCGGAAAACTCGGGTAGGTTGCGGGCGGGGGATCGCCGGATGCCGCCGCCGGCGGCGTCGGCGTGCGCCCCGCGCCCTGCCAGTCGCCGTAAGCCCAGTCGGCCGCGTCGCCCCAGACGCTCGACAGTGTCGGAAACGCCGGAAATGGCCGCGCATCCCAGTTCCAGACGCACGAGAACGCCCACTGGATCATCGCCACGCCGCCGACGCTGGCGTTGTTGGCCTGCCAATAGGAATAGATCGCGTCGAGCGCCATTTCCGAGATCGTGTCGTCGCGCAGCGGCTTCAGCCCGCCGCCCGCGGCGCTCGACCAGATCGACCAATAAGGCGTGCCGCTGGCGTTCGACGAGGGCGAATAGAACAGGTTCGGTTGATTGGTCCCCTTGTCGACCGAGGGGATGCCGTATTCGAGGAACAGCAGCGGCTTGGATTGCGGCGCCCAGGGCGTCTGCGCTCCCTGCGCCGTCCAGCCGGACCCGGCGTCGTAGATTGCATAATGCGGATGGCTCCACCACCAGCGCAATTGTTTGTTGGCCAGGATCTGCTGTCCCGCCGCATAGGGTTGGCGCGTCTGCGTCGCCCGGTCGCCCTGCGGGGCGGAGACGATAAGCCCGGAGCCCTTGGGATCGTCGGCGGCGCCGGCGTTGGCAGCGTCGGCGTAATACCAGTCGAACTTCTCGCCGCCCTCGATATTGGCTTGCAGATAGGCGATCGAGTCGATCGTCGGCGCTCCGCCGAGGCCGAAGCCACGCGTCGAGGGCGAGGCCGTCGGCCAGCTCGGCGGCGGCGGCGCCTGCCAGTTGGCGGCGTCGAGGCCGCCGGTTCCTGTCGTCCAATCGGACAGCGGCAAGTAATTGTCGAACGAGACGTAGTCGATCGCCGACGACGCATAGAGGCTGTCGAGATGCGGCCATTGCCCATTCTCGCCGGCATGCTGATAGCCCATCCACGACGACCAGTCGGCGGAATAGGCGATGAGGTTGGTAAGCGTCGCAAGGCTGCGCGCCAGCCCCGCCGCATCGAACACGCCGCGCACATCGCTGGCAAGCTGGGCGAGCCCGGCGACGAAGGGATAGTCCCAGATCGCATGGCCGGCGCCGTCGGTGGTCCCGGCCCTGGTCCAGGCCGGGCCGCGAATGGTCTCCAGCCCGCGCAACTCCGAGCCGAGGACGAACAAATCGACGCCGCCCGCCACCACGCAGAGATGGGCGTAGTGAAGGATCATGCGGCGATAGCTCCAATCCGTCGCCGAGCCCGCATAAGCGACCGTCAGATTGACGGCGTCGCGGGTGAACTCAGCGGCCGTCGCCGGCCCGAGAAAAGCCTCGACCGCCGCCGTCGCGGCGCTGGAGAGATCCGGCGCATAGCTGATTTCGCCGCGCCACGGCAGCCCCGCCGCCGTCATCAGTAGGAACGGATAGAACACCACCTTGAAGCCGCGCGTCTTCAGATCGCGCAGGCAGCGCACGATCGAGGCGTCGCTCGGCGTGCCGGCATAAACGAAGGTTCCGTCGCTGGCGGTCGCCATCGGAATCAGGCCGGGGCTCGTCTGCGTCAGCGACGAACAACGCCAGACGTCGGCGCCGCCGCTGGCCTGCTGGAACGCGCCGCCGATATAAGTCGTCGTCGGATAGACGTTGCACGCCCCCGCCGTCAGCCCGTCGCAAAACCAGGCGCAAACCAGCGAGACGGTGGCGCATTCGGGATGCTGCGCTTGAAGCTGGTTGAGCGCGATCGCACAATCCGTCGTCGCGCCGCCGCCAGCGTAGGCATTGATCGCCGTCAGGCCCGGCTCTGTCGTGCGCTGGCCGAGAAAGGCGATTGTGTCATAGGTGAATTCGCCCGTAGCGGGCAGCAGATGGACGCCGGTCAGGGTTGGCAAAGGTTACGCCTCGTCCTGCGGGAGGAAAGCACAGCCGCTCGGCTGCCGCGACACTCCGGGAGGCTGGCTTCCGGCGGCGTGCGGCAATCAATGTTCATGTTTTGTTCGTTCAAGAGAAACTGTGCCTCCTGAACGCATGGCAACCAATATAGCCAATATCTTCGGAAACGGCGTAAGCGTCAAGAGATATGTTCTGATTTTCTGGAAGACGACTCCCGTTTCGCCGCAACGCCCTGGGCGAAAATCAAGCAAAATCAATTAGCTAAGTTGGTCGGGGCAGCAGGATTCGAACCTGCGACCTGAAGTTCCCAAAACTTCCGCGCTACCGGGCTGCGCTATACCCCGCTTAAGGCTCGCCCGCACCGCGTAACATGGCCGACCGCGGCGAACAAGCCGCTTAAGCCTCGCCGAGCAGCCGCGCCCGCGCCGCATCGAGCCGCGCCGTCGCGCCGCCGATCTCGAACATCGCCGCCGCCCGCGCCCTTCCTGCTTGCTGCAGGCCACGGCGCAAGCCTTCATCCTGCGCCAGCCGTCGCAGCGCCTGCGCGAAGTCCGCTATGTCCGCCGGTTCGACATAGAGCGCCGCCTCGCCACAGACCTCCGGCAGCGCGCCGCGCCGACTGGCGATGAGCGCCGCGCCATGCGCCATCGCCTCGACAGCCGCGCGCGCGAACGGCTCGTCCCAGACCGACGGCGTGGCGGCGATCTCCGCTTGCGCGAGCAGCGCCATCGCTTGCGCGTGCGAGACCTGCCCGAGCCATTCGACGCCCTCGGGCAGCGGCGCGAGCCGGTGCAGCAGCCGCTCGGGATCGCCGCCGGCGAGCACCAGCCGCCAGCCCGCCAGATCGGCCGCCGCGAAGGCGCGGATGAGTTCCGCTGCGCCCTTGGCCGCGATCAGCCGGCCGGTATAGGCGATGATCGGCGCCTTCTCGCCGGCGAGCGCCGGCAGCGGCGCGCCATTGGCGATGACGACCACCTTGCCGCCGGGGTCGGCAACGCCAGCCAGGAATCGGTCGCGGATGAATGCGCTCACGCAATAAACCGCCTCGCAGGTCTGCATGAGCCGCGCGCGCTCGGCGGGGGTGCGCGAACCCTGCATCTGCTGCGGATCGTTGTGCAGGTGCAGGGCGAGCTTGGCCTTCGGCAGCCGGCGGCGCAGCTTCGCCACCATGTGCGGCCGGTTCTGCACTTCGATCAGCGCATGATCCGCCGTCACCTCGGCGACGGCCTGCGCATAGGCGTCGCGGTCGCGCCGCCACCAGCGCCGCCAGTCCGTGAGCCGCTTGTACGGCACATCCTCATATTCGCACGGCCCGGCGCCGAGGATGTCGATGCGCCCGGCGAAACGGCTGAAGCGGGCGAAATCGCGCCCGCACAGCGCCACCGCGCCGGAGTGCTTCAACGTGAACGTCTCGCGCGAAGGCAACACGACGGCGATGCGGGGCGCGCTCACCACAGCGCCGTCGGCCAAGCGTAGACACGCGACCACGGCCGCCGAAACAGCGCCTCCTCGATGAAGGCGGCGACCCAGCGCTCATTGAAAGCCGCATGCGCCTTGCGCCAGCCGGCCTCGGCGATGCGCCGCCGCTCCGCCTCGTCGCGCTTGAAGCGCAGCGCCGCTTCGCGCATCCCCTCGGGATCGTCGGCGAACGCCATCTCGCGGCCCTC